TTTATACAGATTTAGAAGCAACAGGAAACGGCTTCCTTGAAATTAGCCGCACAACAAATGGAAAGATCGGATATATCGGACATATCCCAGCAAAGACAATGCGTGTTCGCCGTTTGCGTGATGGATTTATTCAATTACTTTATGGTAAGGCTGTATTCTTCCGTAATTACGGAGATCAAGAAACACCTAGTCCAATCACATCTCAAGAAGACCGTCCAAATGAAATTATTCATTTTAAGAAATATACCCCAATGAATAACTACTACGGCATTCCAGATATCATTGCTGCACAAAATGCTATGACTGGAAACGAGTTGGCTGGTAAATATAATATTGATTACTTTGAAAATAAAGCTGTACCACGTTATATTATTACAGTTAAGGGTGCTAAGCTTTCACCAGAATCAGAAAGAAAGCTTCTAGAATTTTTCCAGGTAGGTCTTAAGGGTAAAAATCATAGATCCCTTTATGTTCCACTTCCTGCTGATACCCCAGACAATAAGGTTGAATTTAAGATGGAACCAATTGAGGCGGGACAACAAGAGTCATCCTTCAATACTTATCGTAAATCAAATCGTGATGAAATCCTTCTTGCCCATAGAGTTCCTATTTCTAAAATTGGAATTCCAGAGGGAGTAAATCTTTCCGCTGCCCGTGATGCAGATAAAATGTTTAAGGAGCAGGTATGTCGTCCAGCTCAGGATATTCTTGAAAAGAAATTAAATAGAATTATTGCTGAAATGACAGATGCCCTATTAATTAAATTTAATGAACTTACTCTTACAGATGAGGATACTATGTCCAAGATCGATGAGCGTTATTTGAGAATGCAGGTAATTACTCCAAATGAGGTTCGTATTCGTAAAGGCATGGTCCCAATTGATGGTGGGGATGAAGTAGTTCAATTAAAACCACAGCAACAGTCTGAAATTAGGACTCAAGCTAATGGAAATAGATTAAGGGACCAAAATAGGCAATCAAATCAGACCGATTTGGCGGGGGAAGCTAGAAATCCTAAAGGGGAAGGTCGAACGACTCCATAATTATTAGGCAACTATTATTTGCCTTTTTATTATTAAATAAATATAATTAAGCATATGAATATTGAAAAGTCATACTGGCAATCCAGTGGCGACACGATAAATTTATCTGTCCCTTTTACTAAAGTCAACCGTGAGAAGCGCACAGTCTCTGGTTTTGCAACTTTAGATAATATTGATCAAACTGGTGATGTTGTAACATCAGAAGCAAGTATGAAGGCATTCGAAAGTTTCCGTGGAAATATTCGTGAAATGCATGGACCAACAGCTGTTGGTAAAATGGTTTCATTTAAGCCAGAAACATTCTATGATCCAATTTCAAAATCATTTTATAATGGCGTTTATGTAGATGCATATATCTCAAAGGGTGCACAAGATACGTGGGAAAAAATCTTGGACGGCACACTACAAGGATTTTCAATCGGCGGTAAGATTATTAACTCAGATAATGAAGTTAATAAGTCAACAGGAAAAGCAGTAAGATTTATTAAAGAGTATTCACTTGTAGAACTTTCTGTAGTTGACTCACCAGCAAATGAGCTTTGCAATATCTTGTCAATTCAAAAAATGAATGGGCAATTAATATTTAAAGGAATGGCAACAGAAGTTACTACAGAAAATATTTTTTATTGTGCAGACAGTGATTCTGTTTTTATTTCAACAGATTCAAAATATGTTTCGCCAATTACTGGTAAGGATGCTGCATTAATCGGTTGGGTGGAGACCAATGATGTAAATAAAGCATTAGAGATAGATAGAATTCTTGCTTCATTTAAGAAGACAAGATTACCGTTGCCTGATACAACAATCGCAAAACAGGCAAACGCAGAAGGAGGTAATGAAGTGTCAGAAAACACAGAAACAGTTGCAGCAGTAGAAGAAACTCCTGCAGCAGTAGAAGAAACAGCTCCAGCAGCAGAGGCAGCAGCCGAAGCACCAGCTGAAGTTACTGCAGAAGTTGCAGCAGACGCTCCTGCCGAAACTCTGGAAAAAGCAGCCGACGTATCAGAAGTTGAGGTTGAGGAACCTGATTTTGCAAAGATGCTCGGTGATCTTAAGGGATTTTTCTCAGATACTCTTAACAAGGCATCTGAGGCAAACGCAGCTCAAGTTTCAGGAATTAAAGAAACCGTTGAAACATTTAGCAAGAGCGTTGATACTCGAATTTCAGAATTGGCAGAACAACACGCAGTCCTTTCAAAGGCTGTCGCAGATATAAAGGACACGATTAATGGCGTTGAAAAGCGTGTCGAAGCGGTAGAATCAGAAACCGCAATTAAGAAGTCCTCAGACCTTGGCGGGTCTCAGGAAGTGACAATCAAAAAGTCAAAATGGAACGGCACTTTCCTCGGTTCCGTAAACGAATTAATTCGATAATACAAAGGTAGGTGAAAAATAAATGAGTAACGAAACATTAGAAAAAGCAGTTGCTGCTAATACTACTGTCGCTACTGGCTTCGGTTCAACCACAGGTGGAACTGGAACACACGTAGCTTCAGAAAATGGAAATGGCGGTTTGCTAAATCCAGAGCAGTCTGCACGTTTCCTAGATTATATGTTCGATGCTACAGTTATCGGTAAGGTTGCCCGTACAGTACGTATGAAGGCAGATACTACCGAGATTGATCGTATCGGCATTGGAGAAAGACTTATGACTGTTGCTTCTGAGGCTGATAACACTGCTACAAACGCAGCAGTAACATTCTCAAAGATTTCTCTAACAACAAAGAAGCTCCGTCTAGATTGGGAACTCTCAACAGAATCCCTTGAAGACAATATTGAAGGTGCAGATCTAGAAGATCACATTGCACGTTTAATGGCAACACAGGCAGGTAACGACATTGAAGATGTACTCCTTAATGGTACAGGTTCTGGTTCTGGCTTAATGTCAGCATTCCAGGGTGTTGTTGCAAAGTCTAAGGCTTATGGCCATGTTGTTGATGCAGCAGGTGCAGGAGTATCTCGTGCAGTATTCAACTCTGCATTGAAGGCTCTTCCACGTAAGTACAAGCAACGTCGTAACGACCTTCGTTTCCTTTCAGGTTCAAACCTGATTCAGGATTACTTATACAGCACAAGCAACTCAACAAACTTTGCTAACCCACAGGATATTGCTTCAAGCATCATCCGTGGTGATTCAGCACAGCTTGGTGGACCAGCTGGCTTCGTAGCGCCTTTCGCATTTGGTATTCCAATTGTTGAAGTTCCACTACTTCCAGAAGCACAAACTGGTACATACACAGGAGCATCAGGACAACACGGAGACGTACACTTGACATTCCCAAATAACGTTGTTATTGGTATCAAGCGTGACGTAACTGTATACCGATTCTTCTGGCCACGTAAGGACTCAATCGAGTACACAATGTATACTCGTGTTGGCGTCCAGATCGAGCAAGCAGACGCTTGGGTAGTTGTTAAGAACGTTAAAGTCGCTTCTTAATAATTAAATAGGATTAAATCCGCAAGAAAGGCCCCTAATTAATTTAGGGGCTTTTCATTTTAATTTAACAATGCTATAATTAACAATACGAGTATAAAGGAGAAATTATGTCATTTGAGACATTAAAGGTATCTGAATTAAAGAAGATTGCTGAAGATTTCGGCGTAGACCTAGAGAGCCAAAAAAATAAGGCTGATATTATTGCTGCATTAGCAGAAGAAGGCGTATCGTGGGCGGTATATCAAAAAGCCACACAAGATATTGAAGATAACACAGAAGAGATTGAAATCCTACCTAAGTTTGATCCAAAAAAGGAAAACCCAGAAAATACGGTCCTTGTTAAAATGATTCGTGATAACTTTAGATATGATATTGAGGGCATGACATTTACTAAGGAGCACCCATTTGCTGCTTTAAGTAAAGAAAAAGCTCAACAAATTTTTGATAAGGAGGAGGGCTTCAGATTGGCTACTCCAGCGGAAGTGCAGGAGTATTACAACTAAGCCTAATTAAATGGCAGAGATTTATGTAGGAAGTAACTTTCCAGCAAAAACAACAATTTTTTATGCAGGAGAGTTATTGGTTGCTAACGGTCCAGTAACAGTAAGAGTTTATGATATTACTGAAGATCCTGCAATTAGTCCATCAATCGATCCAGGTACTTTAATTATTGAATTACCAGCAACCCAATTAGAGACAGATCCTGGAACTTATCAAGTCATACTACCATTTGATATAACAAATAGATCAAGATCTTTTAAATTAGTCTGGTTATACCAAGTATTGAATGAAATTAATCAACATATTTCTTATATAGATGTAGTTGTTCCGTATGTAGAAATTTCAGAAGTTATACAGGATTTAAATTTTGGATTAGATCAGTCAGATCCAAATTATAAAACTTATCATGAACTTGTTATGGCAGAAAAATATGCTCGTAAAGTTATTGAGTCTTATTGTGGTCAACAATTTTCGCTATATAATGATGTTCAAGTTGCATATGGGGCTGGAACAGACATCCTAGCTTTGCCATTTAAACTTTCAGAACTGCATGAATTATATGCAGATGATTATTTATTAGTAGACAATATTAATAATATTAATAATTGGAACTATACCCCAATTATTTCTGAGAGCGGATTTGGTATAAGAGTTAATACTCAGGCTATGAATGACAACACCGTATTTGTAGCAAACGGACTTGTGCCTCCAACAATAAACGATATTGCTTATCGTGGCATATTCCAAAATGGAGTTAGATATAGGGTACAAGGAAAGTTTGGATGGTCTGAAGTACCAGGTAATGTTGAAGAAGCGGCAACAATATTAATTAGAGATTATTTCTCAAAGGATAATTCTTGGAAGAATAAATACATTAATCGTATCAGTGCATTTGACTGGAACTTTGAATATTTTGATGA